GGGCAAGGCGGTGCGCTGGCTGTCGAACTGGTATCGGATGGCCGAGGACCTGGAGCACGTCGACTGGATGCGCCAGCGGCGGTTGCAGCAGGCGATCAAGAACCTGTTCAAGCGGGCCAAGCCTGTGGCCTATCCCGCAGCGCCGGCTGCTGGTCCGCCGCCACCCACGCAAGCGGAAAAGGATGCTGTCTATGCCTACTGGATGGAGCAATTTGCACAAGAAGTTTCGTGTGACACGGAGAGCATAGCCCCATCAAGTTCCATATCTAATTCTGATAAGTTGACAGGCGCGCGCGAGAAAATACCGCCTGATGGCGGTGTGTAGAGTATCGCCTGGGGCGATACGAAGGGTTTATAGTGAAGAAAGAGGGGCTTTCGAAAGGGAGCATGGGGCAACCATGCATTTCGACAAGCATAAGTTGCAAGAAGAGGTCGAGCGCCTGAGGAGCGCCAGGCCAGCGCCTTGAAGCTTGCGGACATTGCGGACCAGGCGCGGCTGATGGAGATGAAGGAACGCAGTATGTTGAAGGTGGTGGTTGATCGCGCCAATGAAACGCTGCTGGATGCTGCGGCGAGGCTGACGCGCGAACTGGATGCGCGGCGCAACAAGGAAGGGCGATGACATGCCATTTAGCGGTTTTCAGGATCTGGACCCAGCGTTTGCGGCATCGCTGCAACAGCTGATCGCGGCCAACAACGGGATCACGCCGTTTAGCGGCTTTCGCTCGATCGAGCGGCAGCGGCAGCTGTGGGAGGCAAGCGACAAATCAGGCCGGATGGTGGCGCGGCCTGGTCACAGCCAGCACAATTTCGGGCGGGCGGTCGATCTGCGCTATGCCGACGATGCGGCGCGCCAGTTCGCGCACGCCAATGCGGCGAAGTTTGGCCTGAATTTCCCGATGAGCTACGAGCCGTGGCATGTCGAGCCGATCGGCGCGAGGTCGGGGCGGCGTGCATCGGCACCGCAGGATCGCGCCAGCGACACGCCACAGACGGATATTTTGCGGATGCCGCCGATTGCGAAAACGGGCGTTGGCGATGTGTTCATCGGTCCGCAGGATCCATCTCAAACGTATCAGCGCGCGCTGCCGTTCGAGGCGGGGTTTGGCGGGCAGCCATTTTTGCAGGGGCTGATCGGCGGCACGCTCAAGCAGGATTTGCGGGCTGCAATGTTCAAGAGGATAGGTGCGTTGTTCGCTTGACAGCGACTCAGCCGCTGCCACAATCGTTAATGAGGTGTCAAGGACTTGTTTCACGTGAAACCCATCAATCAACAGCGTTGGAACGCCTTGGTTAAAGAGGCGCGACGCATTCACAACAGGGGACTGAGGGCCGATGCGCGCAAAGCAGCTGGATCTATCCTTCGACAAGCTCAGGACGATGCCGGCAAAGAGCGAGGACGACATCAAGACGGAGCGCATTTTGATGCAGGAGATGGTGGAAACCGGCGCCATTGATGTGGTACCTGATTACCTCACTGAATACCGGATCAAGATGAAACGCCATAAGGCATTGAAAGCACAGCGTAAATGGGATGATGAGTGATGCAGAAGCGATGGGCTGACCTGGCGGGGACGCTGGTCAAGCAGGACGTAGACAACCGGCTGACGGCTGGACAGCTGCATATGCTGGTGGTGGCTGCGCTGAATGGCGAAGAGCCGCTTGTGATGGCGGCTGAGATTGTCGGGCTGTCGCGCGACTACAAGAGCAAGGTCGAGATGAGCGACAGCGATGCGGCCAGGCTGCTGGTGATGATTTCCGATCGCATCTACGAGATGGAGACGCGGGCGCCGAAGCGCGCGGCCAACCCCGATCAGTTCACGCTGTCATTCAGCTGGGCCGATCGTGTAGCTGAGCCGGTCGATGGCTAAGGATGGCCAGGGATCATCAATTTGTTGAGGTCAACAAAATGATGGCCGGTGCGAGATGATCCGCGCATTGATCAACCTGATCGGCGATCTCATTGAGGAAAGCGACGGGCGCGAGGCAGAAGCAAGCCTGTGCATTCCTGCCGATATTGCGCGGCTCGTAGTTGCCTCTCGCGTCGTAGCGTTTGAGTGCCAGGATGCTGAGGCATTGCGCGAACTCGACAAAGCGTCCGAAGCTTTCGCCGAGCGTGTTCCATGGGACGACGCACCTGTCCCGGCCCTTGCTGTTGGACGTCAGAGGTGGTGGAGAAAGTAGAATGAGAGATGATCCCCGAATTGATCAACCTGATCGTCTGGCTGCTGATAATCGGCATTCTGGTGGCGCTGGCGATATGGGTGCTTGGGCAACTTGGCCTTCCTGAACCGATCACGCGCATCATCTACGTGGCTGTCGTGGTGCTGGTGGTGCTGGTGGTGGTGCTGCTGTTGCTGCAACGCATTGGGGGTGGCGGCGTGCAACTACCAAGATTATCGGGCTGAGCCCATCAGTGGGGACAACGCTATTTGCAGTCGGCCAGCGTGGTTGTGACGCATTGCGGCGGGCAGAGGAGCGGGGCTTAGGGTATTGCACGGCATAATCAACTTCCACGCCAAGCCGCACCAGGCCGCGGTGCTGAATGACCTGACGCGGCATCGCTGCGTCGTGATGCACAGGCGGGCAGGCAAGACGGTTACAGCGGTGTTCGCGTTGATTGAGGCGCTGTTGACCTGCCCACTGCCTCACCCTCGCGTCGCGTTCATTTCTCCCTTCTTGAAGCAGAGCAAAAAGCTGGCTTGGGATTACCTCGCCAACACGGTCGCGCAGGCGCCCCACGTGTTCGACATCAACAAGGGCGAGCTGACCGTGACGTGCAAGCTCAATGGAGGCAAGGCGCAGCTGCTTGGCGCAGACAACATCGATGCAATACGTGGAATATATCTGGACTTTGTTGTGGTCGATGAAATGGCCGACGTGGATCCTAATCTTTGGGATAGCGTGCTTGTATATTGCCTGGTGGATCGACAGGGCAGGGCTCTAATCAGTGGCACGCCACGCGGGCGAATGAACAAGCTCTACGAGATGTTCCAGCTGGGGCGCAGCGGCGATGTCCAGTGGTCCAGTCACCTCTACACGGTTGACGACACTGACATGATCGAACCAGGCGAGCTGGCCAGGCTGCAAGCTCAGGTCGATGCCGGTCACTTGAACAGGGCTTTGTTCGCTCAGGAAATGTACTGCGACTGGACGTCCAGCCTGATTGGCGCGATCTATGGAGATGAGATCACGAAGCTGACCAGGGAGAAGCGCTATGCGCCGATAGCGTTTGATGCGACGCTGCCTGTGTTCACCGCGTGGGATTTGGGGTTTGCCGATGCAACGGCTGTGATCCATTTGCAGCGGCGTGGCAATCAGCTTGGCGTGATCCACTACGAAGAGTTCAAATTGACGGGATTGCCTGACATACTGGGGCAATTGAAGGGCAGACCGTGGGCAGCGAACTACAGCGAGCATTACGGGCCGCACGATATCAATGTGCATGACTACGGAAGCGGGAACAGCCGCTGGTCGATTGCCGATCGGCTTGGTTTTACGTTTGAAGTGGTCCCGAACTGGGAGATCGAGGATGGCATAGAGAGCGTGCGCGCGCTGATGCCGCATCTGTGGATCAACGACGCGCCAGGGAGTGGCGGTGCGCGCCTTGTGGATATCCTCGCAAACTACCGATTGCCGTTTGACAGCGATCACCGCACGTTCAAAACTAAACCACTGCATGACTGGACAAGCCACGGTGCGGACGCGCTGAGGATGTTGGCCGTCGCTTTCGACCCGAACCGCCTGTCTGTGGCGACTGTCGGACGAAAGAGCCGCCGTAGTGAGCGAGCGCAATTGCAGTGGCGGTTTTAGGCAAATATCGCAACACCAACGCCAAAGAGGGCGATATCGTCACGCGCCTGCGCCAGCAGATCGAAGCGGCGATCGATCCTTCGGCAGGCTCAGGACAGCGTGCGCGCGCCTGGCGCCAGTTCGCGCTCGAGCCGAACGGCACGGAGGATGACGCGCGCAGCGCGATCCAGTCGGCCGATGTCAACACCATGGTCACTGCGATCATGGCGCAGATGGTTATTTCCTTCAGCACTGACACTGTGGTGAGCTATGAGGCGAACAGCCAGGAGGATGAGCAGGCGGCGCAAATGGAGAGCCGCGCCGTCAATCGTGTGGTGGTGGAGCAGAACGGAGGTTACCAGCGACTGCTCGATGCTGCCCAGAATGCGCTACTCTATCGCACGGCTTACGTCAAAGTCTGGTGGCAGGACGATATCGACCAGTTCGTACTCACCGTCGACAATGTGGAGCGGGAGGAAGTCCCGATACTGGTCGAAAGCGAAGTTGGCACGCAGCGACGTCTTGTTTCATGGGATCCAGAGAGCAAGCGAGCCCGCATCGATGTCACCAAGACGAATAGACGGCTTGCTGTATCTGCCGTTGACAATGGTCTTTTCTTCATCGATCCGGATCATGACGAGAAAGAACTTGGCAACTGCTCGCTCTGCGGTGAAGTCTTATACAAGACACGGGACGAACTCTCGCGCATGGGCGTACCCTGGGCGATAGTCAAGGAGCTGCCGGCCGTCCAGAAGTGGAGCAAGGAAGAGCGCACTAACCGGCGCCGCGGCGATCGCTGGAACGTGGTCGAGCCGATCGGGTTCCAGAATGACATCGTGCGCATCTTCGAAGCCTATGCCCGCTTCTCGTTCGACGAGGATGCCGACCGGGCAACGCTGTACAAGTGTTTCATTGGGGATAAGACCAAGGCAAGCTTTGGCTTCCTGATGGAACCGGAGCCGGTGACTAGGATCCCCTACGCCGCCGGCTCTGCGTTCCCGATCGCCAACCGCCACCAGGGCGAGAGTTTGGCGGAAAAGCTCTACAGCGTGCAGGAAGCCAAGACGGAGCTGATGCGTCAGTGGCTGGATAACGTCCAGGTCAACTCGATCGGGCGCTATGGCGCCGTCGTCGGCCAGGTCGAGCTCAGCGACATCATGACGCCTAAGGCCGGCCAGCCGATCCGCATGAAATCGCCAAGCGCATTATTGCCCATTCCGATCAACGACGTTGGCGCATCGATCGGGCAAGCGCTGATGTATCTCGACAACCAGCGCGAGGAACGCGGTGGCGCCGCGCTCGACATGGTGGGATCGGAACAGCAGCTGGCGCAGGAGACTGCGGCCGGCACCGAGCGCGTCTATGCGTCCAAAGAGCTGATGGTTTCGTACATGATGCGCAACATTTCGGAAACGCTGGTCAAGCAGATCTATCTGCTGGGCCACGCCGAATTGCGCGATGGCGACAACGGGCCGATCAGCGTCAAGATGGCTGACAAGTGGATCGAGGTCGATCCGGCGACCTGGCCGGCTCGCGCTCACTGCAACGTCAAGGTCGGCTACAGCATGGGTGAACGGAGGCAGATT